AAATGTCCTCTGATAGTCATTGTAGATGCTTTGTATGCTCCATATTTCTTAATGATTAACTTGCCTGGAATTTCATCCATCTTCTTATTAATCAAAGGCATGTTATCTTTAGACAAGTTATCCAATGATATGTCTGTGATGTAAGCGTCAATCCTCTTTGAAATTTGAGTAGGATACAGTTCCATGGTATAGTAGATTACGTTCACCCCTAACTCCATAGCGTGAGCAGCTAAAGATATAAGCAACCATGATTTACCTCCCTTTGGTGGACATAATACAACGCCAAGTTCGCCATAAGATAGACCTCCTTTCATGTAAGAATTAAGAACAGGCCATGGAGTAGGAATCGGATTTCTATCATCCTCCATGTATCTATTTTCTAAAGTTTCTTCATACATGTATCCTAAGTCTAATTCTGAACCTGCATTATGTGCTTTGTTTATAGCAGAAAAGGCAGCGTCAAAATCATTTCTTTTAACTAAGTCAACAGCATTTCTTAGGGCTTTTACATATTCCCTATTTCTACAAAACTCCACAATTTTGTCCTTGACATGTTGTAAGTCCTTAGAGTCAGCAAAATCCAAGGAACTCTTAAGAAACATGTAAATACTCTGGGCATGGATTTTATTTCTTTCTGCCTGAGAATCGTTTTCATCCTTGTTTGCTAATTCCTTGATGTTTATTTTTAAAACATCTATTGTAGGTTGTATTTTGTATGTCTCATAATATTCATACATTTTTTCTACTACCCAAGACATAGCCTCGTTCTCAAAATAATTTGGATCAAGAATGTCAATAATGCGAGTAAAAAAATTCTCGTCATTAAGCAAATTGTACAAAACCTTCTTTTGAAAATCCGTACCAAAAGAATTTAATAAATTGGCGGTCATTATTTATGATTTTAATCTGTTTACAAAGTTTCTATGCCATGAATCAAAGTCATTAATCCTAGAGAAAAGCCCGTCGAACGCAAACATTTGCATAAATTCATAGTCATAACTAGCGGGTACAAAATCCTGCAAAATTCTTCTTATTGCACTTTTTGTATGGTAAGAAACATCAACGTTATGTAACTGAATTAACTTGTAGTTTAATTCTAATTTATCAAAATCGTTAATGAGATTATCTAACCCTTTATACTTTTTACCCTCTGAAATCAAATCTTTTGCCCGATTGTAGAAGAAATCCAAATCTTCTATTTTAGTATTTCGTATTTCCGGGAAAAATTTAATTATGTTTTTTTCTCCTATAGAACCGAAGCTAGGAATGTTGTCGCTGCGGTCCCCTACAAAAGCCTTGTAATATACGAAGTTTTCTGGGATAATTCCAAATTCTTCGGCAACTTTTTTCGGAGAATACATAATTTTTTTTGTAGGGTTATAAACTTGTATGTTTTCTGATACTAACTGGAGGTAGTCTTTATCAGATGACATTATAAATTTATATTTGTAATCATCTAAGTCATTTGAGTTTATGAGAATAGAAATAACATCATCTGCTTCAACTCCGTCCATGATTAATTGAACAACAGGTAAATTATTTAAATACTCTATAAGTCTTCTAATTTGTCTTTCTGATTCTTTATCTGTACTTTCTGTCTTACTTTCGGTTAGTCTATTTAACTTAAGTCCTTTATGTTTGCCGGATTTATACCCTTTGTACATTTTTTTTCTCCGTACAGATCCTCCTTGACCATCAAATACAACAATAACTTTATTTATATTGTAAGTCTTAACAAAAGAAAACATACTTTCTAAGAATCCAAAGGCACCTCCTATTGTGTGCCCATCCGTGTTCAATGTCGGATAGGCGCAAAAGCATCTGATAAACAAATTAGTTCCATCTATTATAAGAACAGTCTTTTCGTTAGACATAGATCTATGATTATCTAACAATTTTGATAAATCAATTGTCATCTTCCGTTTCTTCTATGTGAATGAATGGAGTAGAATCTCCTTCGTCGCTACCGTCTCTTTTAATGTATGTTGTAATATAATAATCAGAGATATTAGAGAATATATCTTTACGTATTTCTTCCCTAGAAAATAGCTTATCGTGAAAATCTTTCCTTTGAAATTTTATTTCCTCTATAATTTCTCCGGTCTCTCTATTGCAATATTTATAAGTATACCAGGGTCCGGAAGCTGTTGCAATTCCTTTGTCTTTTAGGAAATCCATAATTGAACTTACATCATCAATTCCTGAGTTATACATAATATTGAAGGATGCTTTTCTATGAGGAGGTCCTATTCTATTCTTGATAATCTCTGCTTCCGTAGTAATACCTAAAGGCAAATCTTTTTCAGGACCCTGTATTTTTCCTTTCTTAACTAACTTAACTCTTATGGATGAGTGAAAACCAATAGCCTTACCTCCTGATGTAGTGTAAGAATCCCCCATTCCTGGTCTAGCCTGTAGATTCTGCCTAAGTTGGTTAGTGAAAATTAAAAGAATCTTTTCTCTGCCTAACAAGTTTGTAAGTTTACGCATGGCTTTAGATATAATGATTGCTTTTTGCGTAGCCCATCCATCTTTGTCGTAATTGCCCTCAATCTCATCCTTTGTACTTGCTCCCATTACTGAATCCACTACAATAGTTACGATTACATCTTTATTAGACGCTCTCATTTGCTCTATTATGGTTTCAACTGAATTAAAAACATCTTCGATAACTTCATGCTGCACATATACGAAGTTCTTTTTTAAATCTACGCCAATAGCACTCAGAAATTCTTTACTCACAGCACTCTCTGTATCTATGATAATACCAATTCCGCCTTTCTTTTGCGTTTCCTTTATAGCGTGAGCAGCTAATAAAGATTTTCCAGATTGTTCTAGTCCTATTAGTTCTATAATTTTACCTACAGGATACCCGCCATTTTCTCTGTTGGAAATAGCCATATCTAGTGTTGTACATCCGGTAGATACGAAGTCACTAACATTTGTAGGTGCTAACGTAGAGTCTTCTAGCTTGTAAGCTACAGTCCCTATGTCTTTTTTGTACTTAGCATTTATTGCATCTATCAAAGATGATGCAAAAGATGTGTCAGTCCTCTCTTGGGAGGATTCCTTTTTCTTTGCCATAATTAACGTTTTTTTATATAGAATCTAGAAATTTAGAAAAATCGTCTTCAAGTGATTTGGTAGCTACTGGTTTTTCAACCTGTTTATTTCTTACCTCTTCCGTAGTTTCTTGTGTCTTTGTGCCACCTCTTATAATCTCAGTTGATTCCGGTGCCTTGCTTTTTGAGAATAAAGATCCTGCTAAAGAAGTTACCATTTTTTCAATCTCTTCTTTTGTATGAGTAATGTACAAACCCTCAATATTTCCCATTTCCTCATACTGTCTCTTAAAATCCTCAATAGTATAGCCTTCTTCCGCTCTTTCTATCAAATTAGTCGGGCTTCTCTTTGCTGTAATTTCCACTCCACCTCCGGAAGGTTTGGTGATAACTAAGTCAGTTCCTATTTTTAAGTCAAAGATTTTTGACGAGTCTTCTCCTTCTTCCTCAAAAATAGTATTCATGATGTTGAATATTTTCTCGTAAGTCTTAGTGTTTACAGGCCATACCTTGATTCCTGACGATTCCTTTCCTCTTATTAGAATAGGGACATAGTAAAACTTTTGAGGAGAAAAATATTTAATAAATTGCTTGTTGTTCTCATAATCCTGTCTGTAAAGATTATTGGCAAATAATTCAGCCGGATCTTCTTTTTGGAAAGTTTTAGGAGATACAAACTCGTAATTTGCTAAACCTATCTTTGTGGTGTAATCTCTACCATGAATATAAACCATATAAAAAGGCCATTCAGGATCTTTTTTGTTTGGTACAATTCTAATAGTGGTAGAACTAGATGTAGGTCTCCAAATATAATCAAAAATGTTCTTACCTTTCTTTCTACCTGTAGGACCGGAGTTAGAAAGTTTACTCGCTTCTTGTTTGAAACGTTCTGCAAAATTACTCATAACTATATAAATTAAATGTTAGAAATATTCTTTTTGTAAAGAAACTTTAAGTCAATTATTCTCAATCCATCAGATCCTGTCACTATTAGGCAATTCTCGTAAGCATACCAGTCAATTTTATAATTAACATCAAGTTTACCATTATTCGATTGCTCTATAAGTATGTTAAGGCCATTTAGAGTGAATAAAGTTCCGGTTTCTTTATTTCTATGTAATATAAGGGTGGACGGAAGTAATGTAAAATCTTCCTCTCTGATAACATTGTAACTTAAAATTAGTTCATCATTATCGGATGCATTTCTAAAAACAAATACACTATCGTTTGTTATATCATAAGTGTTTCTAATAGTCTTCAATGTACTTTCTATAAAATGCGGGTGGCAAAAAGTACATAATAATTTTGTAGGTTTCCTCTCAATCATGTTTGCATGTTTTCCAAATCAAAAGATTTCATGTTAAAATAGTTTTTTCCAATTTTCACAGATGAGCTAAACCCAGAATCGTTTATAATCTTTTGTATTCCCCTTAATGTTTCCAATCCATCTTCTCTGTCAAAATCTAATAAGAAAGAATCATACACATATAATACGATTTGCGTTTTCTTCGACTGCAAATATACAATAATTTTACTAATAATGTCAAAAAAATGTTCAACTTCCATTAATTGTATAACATAAGAGAATAATTTTCCTTTTGTGTAGGAGTAATCATCTTTTAGATTCGATAGTTTTAAAGTTCTTACACAGTATGGAACAATAACTTCTTTATCTTGAACCATTTGACTATATATCGAATCCCTATATTTATACAATGCACTAAAGAAAGGAATCTTTTTAGCATCCCCCCTTTCAGAATAAATATTAGTGAAAGTGATTTTTTTTGCCTCATCGTATTCTTGCGGGGATATATTATTCTTCTTGAAATACATCTTTGCTAAATACATGTGAACATCTTCTTCTTCTAATGTATATCCAATGGCCTTTGCAATCAGATATAAATGAAATGACTTAATATCAAATTCCACTAATATTCCTCTATCATGCCTAGAAATGAATCCTAAGCGATGTTTTTCATCTTTTGGTATTGCGCTAAGGTTAATACCATTACATGTCCCTACGGGCCTTCCTGTGGCATTGTAGAGCATGTATTTAGGATGTAGTAAAGATGTTGTTAATTTCTTATTGTATACTTCATTTATTTGAGGAATGTCAATGCAAATTCCATTATCTCTAATATGATTTAAAGATGATAGAATAGATGTATATTTTTCAATGACAGATGATTTCTTATCCAATGTGCTTAAATAGGATAGCTGACTATTAAAACATCTTAAGAACATGTAATATGGAATATAGATGTTATAAGATGTTGATGGATAATAAAATCTTTTGTACTTAGATGTAAATGAATATAAATCTCCTAAATAATCTGTATCTCCTTTGTTTAGCCAATATAGTAATGGGAACTCGGTTGAAAATTTACTGGGAAAATAATAATCAAAGATGTATTTAGATGACGCTATTACATAATTAAATGATAATAATGTCTGTAATGTCTCTAATGTTATGTTTGATTTAAATTCTTCATGTTGTAATGCTATTGAATATGACTCATTTGATTTATAGTCATGTATAAATAACATAGAGAGCCCCTCCGAAAAATTTGACATATCTTTCGGAATAGGAAACACAAAGGAACCTGAAAAATTAGTTTGGATCTTGTTTAGTTGATCCTCGTTCTCAATAACCATCATCTATATAAAACTCATTATAATTTACAATAAACCTCTTAAGTCCTGGAAAAGTTGTCTCTGCGCTTAAAACTTCATTCCTGTTTAATTGCGCTACTTTAACTTTATCTCCACGGACTTTCCAATAGATTTCTGCAAATATAAGTCTATTTTTGTTATCCTGCAAGTTTTTAGCAGAAAAATAATCATCTTTACTAATTTCTGTTATAGATGTTATTGGTTTTATTCGTTTTTGGTAAAAATATCTTTTAAAATAAAGACCTTCTTCTTCTATAACTTCTTTTGTCGGTGTGTAAGGATTTATGTTAATATACTCTACCATGGGTTCCGAACCAAGAGAAGAATAGACCCTTCTCTTAAATTCGTACTCTAAAAATAATCTTTTTCTAGTGTCCTTTCCATTTATACCTGCGTATGGTATTCTGTTGGTATAAAAATAATATCCTTTATACGGCATGTTATTTTCATCCCATAAAAAACCACCTTCTGTATAAAAAAAATTAGCCATGATTATTTTATTTTATGCTCCTAAGGTAGGTGTTCCCGGAGGTACAACTGTACAAATGGACTCTAATTCAGTTTGCCAATCTTGTCCTTCTATTACATGGTGTACTCTCGTGACTACGAATGCTATGTCTCTTTCGGTAGTAAAACTATTCGGCACTGTATTGCTATTTATATGATGTCCTATTCTCCATCCTCCTACACCATCCATTTTGACATTCATTTTCATAAGCCATAGATACTGGTTATTTTTTCTCAAAGATTCGGTTGATTGAGCTCTTAGACATGTAGCTAGTAAGTTTCTAGCTCCATCACAGGTTTCTTCACTGTACTTTGTTCTAGGCATTAAATCATTGTAGTAATTGTTTAATAGTTTATTTGCTATATTTTCTAATGCCATCTGTCCTGTTGAAAAACCATCTTCACAGTTTCCTTCACTTACTGCATGAGCTGTTCTAGATGTGTTAAATATTGTTTTAACTAAGGAAGCATGTAGATCTGTAGAAGGGAGTTCGGCGCTTATATTTAATTCTCTAGTAGATCCGTCTCCATTAAGTGTATCAAATTTCCATATATTAAAACTCTCCTCTACGAAAGTTGATGGCACAATTCTTAATACTCTATGCTCTGTTAAATTATCATCGGTTTGATTTCCGTCATCTTGAATTAAATCTAACTGAACGAAACCCCCAGTACATTGGCTAATGACAGTAAATAATTTCTTAAAAAATGTATCCACCCTCAAATAAGCCTCATCTATAAAATCATTTTTTATATTATTCCCTGGGTCTGCTATACGCGTAGTGTGCATAGTAGCTTTAATGGCATCATATACTGTATTCCTATGTATTAGTATTTTTCTATAATCAATATAAGTAGTGTAGTGAGATTTAATACCATCAATAGTACCTCCCGCAACGTCTTCATAATTTTTACCCTCCGACCTATTGTTTTTATTTGTATAGTTTCCTGCTCCGCCGCCTAGTATTAATATTTTTTTAGGGTCGCAGGATCTAACTACATTACCGGATAGGCAAGAACAATGGGGTTTTACGGGAAAACCTATGAAAACATCTTTTACCATTGATCCTTCCACGCAGCCGTTTCTATAAAAAGGCTCTAATGCAAATTCGTTTATTATTCTGTCAACAACATACTGTAAAGTAAAGAACTCATCAGTTGTCGTTTGAGCTGTTGGTATTTCTGTAGGATCTGGACTTAGCTCATTTCCTTCTATTGGCTGATATACTACTACGTCTGCATTTCTAATGTTACGAAAATTCAAATACGATATACCGAATTGTACCCTTCCTTCATAATTATTTTTTCTATCGTATTTAATTATTTCACCGTCTCCGATAGAATCTGTTAGAGTAGCACCTGATTTTTGAGCATCATATAACATGAGTTCATAATAACCCGATACCTGACCCTCTTCTACGCCATTGTTAAAAGATTTATTATTCTTATATTTTAAATCACTTCTTTCCCAAAGTCCGGATAAACCAATGTCAAGTGTGGAAAACACTTCCCCCGGTCCTATAGCCTCAAAAGATAGTTGATAGTAGTTTTCATTAGTTGTTTGCCAAGTTCCATAAGCAATATAACATCCCTTAACGGTATAAGAAGGGCATCCGTCAAAAGGAGCTGCATAGGCTAGGGTTATAGATAATTGATTTTTAGGGTCATTTATACAAAAAACTTCTGAATATTTTAAAAAATCAGACATAGTATAAACTTCTATAGTGCCTCTAATTCTCATAGATAAATTGACAAGAGACGCATCATTTCCTATTCTTTCTATCTCTGCTCTTACTAAGTTCGGTCTAGGTTTTAAAGAAGTTGGGTTGTAAGTTTCAGTAAAAGTGTCTTCTCTAGTGGACACAGTTATGCCTTCTTTAGTTATCGTACAGAAAGCAGTATTACGTGTTTTTGGTTTAAAGTAATCAAAAGTATTACCATCCGAGTAAAGCCCTTTTCGAGAGTTTAAAACATTTATTGTTGAAGTGGGTATAGGTCTTCTAAAAGGGGGTGCCATTTATTGCTTCTTTTTTTAAGTTCTCTAATTCTAGCATATTTAAAGGATATGGTATTCTGAGCCTAATTCCAACAGGAGGTACAATAGTCCCTTTTCCTATATCATTTTCATTTGCTATTATCCACCAATATCTAGGATCTCCATAATAATCATTAGCTAATAAGTCTAGCCT